TGATGCTATCAATATTCTCTCTAGAGAGTGCGGAGATGTAAAAATACATGTTATAGACAAACCAACTAGGGGTCCGGGTGAAACTGTTAATTTTATTTTAGAAAAATTTGAGAAAGATGTAGAGTTTTTAGTTAAAGATTGCGATAATTTTTTTAATGTAGAATATGATACTGGCAATTTAGTTTATACCTCCAATATTAAGCAACATGAACTACTTAGAAAACTATATTCTAAATCTTTTGTTAAAATAAACAATCAAGGAATAATTTTCGATATAGTAGAAAAGGAAATAGTTAGTAATGATTTTTGCATTGGTGCCTATAAATTTAGTTCTTCTGATAACTATAAAAAAGCATTTTATAAAATCTTACCAGACATAAAAGGCGAAATTTTTGTTTCAAATATAATTAGTTATATGATCGAACAGGAACATGTTTTTTATAATAAAAATATATCAGAATTTGTAGACGTAGGTACTTTAGAAGATTGGAATGAATATAATTATAAACCCACAATTTTTTGTGATATAGACGGAACACTTGTTAAATCTATGAATAGACCTTATGATGGGGAATATGAATTACTACACAATAATTATAAAATTATAAAAGATGAATATGATAGAGGATGTCAAATTATATTTACTACAGCAAGACCTAGTACTGCCCAGGATGTTACTTCTTTAATGTTAAGACAATTAGGTTTTACTAAAAATTGTAAATTAATTATGGATTTACATAATTCGAGAAGAATATTGATTAATGATTATCATCCTACTAACGTATATCCAAGTGCGATAAGTTATAATGTAAAACGTGATAAGGATAACTTAGATGAACTATATCCAAAAAAATATTAATTATAAGTATAACGAAAAATCCTTGATAGAAGAATTAAAATTATATGTTGATTCCACCTATCAAGAACATTATGCCCAAGGTAATATACAAACCACTGAATTTATTATAGATTGTGGTGATGGTATACCTTTTACAAGAGGCAATATAATAAAGTATGCCCAAAGATATGGAAAGAAATCCGGAAGAAATAGAAAAGACATACTAAAGGTGTTACACTATGCATTAATGATGTTACATGTACATGATATAGAAACAAAAATTGAAAGGAATTATAATGCAAATTAGTAAAGAAACTATTGATATACTAAAAAACTTTGCTTCTATTAATAACAATATTTTAATTCGTAAGGGTACAGTATTATCTACAATTAGTACTGCTAAAAATATTTTTGCCAAGGCAAGTGTCACTGAGGATTTTCCCTTGGAGGTTTCCATTTATGATTTAAATTCTTTTTTAGCTTTAGTTACATTAATGGAAAATCAAGTAATTAGTTTTGGTGATAAATCCTTAACTATTCAAAAAGATGGTGGCAAGTTTGAGTATTTTTATTCTAATCCTTCTGTTATTGTAGCTGCCCCAGATAAGTCGATTGAATTAGATAAACATTTTCAATTTAAATTAACTTCTGAGGACGTAAATTTAATTATCAGAGCAGCTGCTATTACCTCTGCTCCAACTATTTCAGTATCAAGTAAGCATCAGCAGGTAGTTCTTACTATAGGTGATAAAAAGAATGATACTGCAAATACATATAAGAAAACTATTGGTCCAGGAATTGAAGATTTTGATTGCCATATTGCTGTTGAAAATTTTAGAGTAATACCTGATGCATATGAAGTAACCATTTCTAAGAAAAAATTCATGCATTTTAAAAATGAAACTAAAAATATAGAATATTTTATTGCAATGGAACCTGATTCTGTGGTTTAAAAAATGAATAAAATTAGTAATGAATATTTGTGGGTTGAAGCATATCGACCTACGAAAATTGAAGATTGTATTTTGCCCGAAAATCAAAAAACTATATTTAAGGAGATGCTTAGTAAAAAAGATATGCCCAATATGTTATTATGTGGTGGTTCAGGCATGGGAAAAACTACAGTAGCCAAGGCACTGGTAAATGAAATGGGATTAGATCTAATGTTTATTAATGCATCTTTAGAATCAGGCATAGATGTATTAAGAACTAAAATAATGAATTTTGCTTCAACAGTAAGTTTTTCGGGGGGAGTTAAAGTTGTTATTCTAGATGAGGCAGATTACACAAATCCTCAGTCCTTTCAACCTGCACTTAGAGGATTTATAGAAGAATTTTCTAATAACTGCAGATTTATTTTTACTTGTAATTATAAAAATCGAATAATACCTCCCTTGCATTCTAGATGCACTGTAATAGAATTTAAAATAGAAAAAGAGGAAAAATCTTCTTTGATGCAACAGTTCTATACTAGATTAAAAAATATTCTAAAAAATGAAGGTATAAAATACGACAACAAAGTTCTTGCTGCAGTTATAGCTAAATATTTTTCAGATTATAGACGTATTCTTAATGAACTCCAAAGATATTCTGTATCTGGAAATATAGATGAAGGTATTCTTGCCAATATTAATGAACTTAATATGGCAGAATTAAAGGAATCTCTTGTGGAAAAAGATTGGAATCGAATGAGAAAATGGGTAGTAAATAATTTAGATAATGATTCTTCCACAATTTTTAGAAAAATATATGATACAATATTACCCGAAGTTATTGAAGTACCACATTTAGTTTTGCTACTAGCAGATTATCAATATAAATCTAGTTTTGTTGTGGATCAGGAAATAAACATGGTAGCCTGTTTAACTGATATAATGTCTACGGTAAAATTTAAATGACATTATTTGATGAGAATCCTAATTCTAAAAAAGAGGAAATAAATTATAAGTCTCCTAGTATATCTCCTTTTGATTTTCTTAAGGCAATAAATGAAACTAAGGAAGATATGATAGTAGATGATTGGTCAGAAAAACAATATAACCCATACATCATTAATAAAGGATTATCTTTCGGAAAAGATACTATTTTTGCAGCAAATGCTATGAATAGTCGCCCACATCTAGATAAGGCACTACAGTTTTCATTTTTAATAAATATCATCGTAAAAAGAAAAAGATATAATAAATGGTTAAAATTAGAAAAAATTGAAGCAATAGAAGTGATTAAAGAATACTATGGATATAGCACAGAAAAAGCACGCCAAGTATTATCTCTTCTAGACGATGATCAAATAACAAAAATGAAAATATGCTTATATAAAGGTGGAAAAAATGTCTGAAGATTTTTTTAATATAGATTTCCCGGGATATTCTCCTCTTGAAGTAACTTTAAACCAACCAGATGATTTTTTAAAAGTAAGAGAAACACTTACACGTATTGGTGTTGCTTCAAGAAAAGATAAAGTACTATATCAATCATGTCATATTCTACATAAACAGGGTAGATATTTTATAGTACATTTTAAAGAACTATTTGCACTAGATGGTAAATTAGCAGATTTAGTGGACAATGATATACAAAGAAGAAATACTATAGCTAAGTTATTGGTTGATTGGGGATTAGTTAAAATTATAGATGCCTTTAGATATAATGATATGGCACCTCTGTCACAAATAAAAGTTTTATCTTTCAAAGAAAAGGATGACTGGGACTTACAAACTAAATATAATTTAGGTAAGAAAAAGCCCTATACTGATAAATAATAATGTCCTCATAGGACAGTAACCGTCGATGCCAATAGGGTCGACATTTTATCTCGCTAAAAGGAGAACTACTATGACACTATTACTTAAAACCCCCTCTTTTGATATGTTTAAAGAAGTTGATAAATTTTTTGTGGGCTTTGATGACACATATAATCGTATGGTAAAATTTCATGATGATTTGACCAAAAATATTCCTAATTATCCTCCCTATAATATAAGAAAACTTGAGGAAAATCGTTATCTAATTGAAGTTGCTATTGCAGGTTTTTCTAAATCTGATGTAGAAATCACGTTTGAAGATAATAAACTTACCATTAACGGAAAATCCAAAGATGATAAATCCGAAGGATTTCTATTTAAGGGTATTGCAAATAGAGCATTTACTCGTACATTTTTATTAGATGATAATGTAGAAGTTAAAGATGCAGATATGATGAATGGTATGTTAAAGATTTTTCTTGAAAAATTTATCCCTGAACATAAAAAACCCAAGAAAATTGAAGTTAAAGATAATAGACATTCTGATAAACAATTTTTAACAGAAAATGTTTAAAAAAATACTAAATTTTTTAGAATTTTTTGGAAAAATTCGTGCAGCAAGTATAGCTGCACGTCTAGGTGATGTAGAATTAGCTAAAAAAATTATGAGTAAGTGAAAATGGGGGCACAAGGCCCCCATTTATTAAATATTATGAATCTATTGAATATATGAAAAAATATAAAAAACCTAGTTCAGTAGTATACATTGATCCTATAACTAATCTCCCCAAGTGTAATCCTAAAATATGTAAAAATAAAATACAAGAATATTTTGATATTAAGGAAACTAATTATAAATGGGTAGGTGGTCCAGTAATTCATAAATTTTTTTATTCTAGATGTAGTGACTGTAAAAGTATAACTATTACTAATCTAAATAAACAACGAACTAATGAATCCTATAAAAATGCCATAAAAAATAATGGTAAGGATATAGATATAATTTAACATGTTAAATAATTTAGATAATGTAGTAGTAAAAAAACCATGGGGGTATGAATATCTTTGTTATAAAAATAAAAGTCTTGCTATATGGTTATTACATATAGAAAATAAAAAACAAACTTCTTTTCATTGTCATACTAAAAAACATACTAGTTTAATAGTTTTAAGTGGTAAGGTAATTATTTCTTTCATGAGAGGATT